ATGGTCAATTAGGTAATGGGACAACAACTAATCCAACTAATTTGCCTGTACAAGTTAAAGTTACAAATACTTCTACAAATTTGACTGGTATCGTGCAAGTTGCTTGCGGGGCATATCATACAGTATTTTTGAAATCAGATGGTAATGTGTTTGCTACCGGCGCTAATACAAATGGTGAAAGAGGTGATTGGACAAATGTTACTGGTACAACTTATTTACCTGTAAAAACCATTTTTCCTACATCTACTTTATCAGGAAGTTATGATGATTATATTTATTCATCAAATACGATAGTCAGTATTTTCGGTTCAATAAATAATGCACTTATTCATGATATAAGATATACAAGTAATAATCAATATACAGTATTAGGCAAAACTTATCACAATTACAGTGTTCCTACTGTTATGAATATTACTCAAACATTTCCAAACACAATAGCATCTTCTTATGGATTTGATATTCTTTCAAGTAATATTACTAAATATACACATGGAAAATCACACACATTAGTGTTACTTGAAAACACAAAAGTAGTTTGTTTTGGAAATAATTTAGAAAAACAACTTGGGACAAATAATCAACCTTTGATAGATCCATATCCAGGTCCTGAATGTTCATACACTGTTAATAATCCAATCAATTATGTTAGGAATACAGGTGATACAGCGAATATCACTGGTGTTATTGACATAGCTTGTGGTGATTCCCATAGTCTTCTTTTGACAACAGGTGGTACAGCATATGCTTGCGGGAGAAACACCTACGGACAATTGGCTATAAATACTTTTACTGCGAATGCTTTTGTTACTGCTGTAGTTGGTACAGGAGGGACAGGAACGTTAGCATCTGTCACGAAAGTATTTGCCGGAGGAAATTGCTCCTATTTTTTGACATCAGCAACCTTATATGGAGCAGGGGATAATGAAGATGGACAATTAGGTATTAATACAATAGCAAATGTATCAAAACCAACAGCAATTGTAGGAACAACTGGTACTGGAACACTAACTTCAAGTATATCTGATATCGAAGTCGGATTGAATCATGTAATGTTTTTGGACACAAGCGGTAATGTGTATGCGTCGGGTTTAAATAATAACAACCAATTAGGGAGACCATATTCAATCACGTCATCAAGATATCCTATATTGATGCATGAAGTAAGAGATGAAGGATATACATCAATACCGTTTACAAAACCAATAACTAAAATATATACTAGTTCATCAATATCAAGATCATATGTATACTATTAGACAAATCCATATAAGGACTGTCCTCAAATTATGATTATAATAAAATGGAAATAACTTCAAACGTCATCTTAGACGAACCATTAAATAAGATAAAACCGACACCACCGATCCAAAACATTCTAACACTCCAAGATCAGATAGTAAAAATGCATAATAAAAGGAAACCGCTGATACAGCAACTTAATTTATTGACAGATTCATCTCATAACTATACGGAAAAGGACGTAGATGATATGGAAAAAATAGAGGAAGAGATAGAATTCATAACGAACTATTCAAAGACCTTGATGGATCAGATGGTATGTATAATGAATGAACACGATGTCAAGGATATCCCGTTGCTTCAATTAGATTAGATCTCAAAAACATTTTGTATTATTTTTTCCAAAATCGTATAAAAAATGATTAACGCATTTGAAAATATATTCAATGCCTTCCGAGTCAACATTAAAGACTATCAACTTCACCGTGATGGAATATTATAATATGGATTTGATAATGTGCGTTGAATACGCGAACGACCCAAACAATAAGATTCTCAAGATTGTGGTAAGCCGAGAGTACGACCAAGAGTTGATCAACATCTTCAACTTAGAAAATCTGCCAAAAGATGTAGAAGAATTATATGATTACAGCAAGACAGTTTCAAAAATTGAAAAAGAAGATGACAGTTACGTAATCTACGGTCAGCGTATTCATAGAAACAATAACAAATACAGGAAGATCCTGTTCCACGAGACAAACCCAGTAGGAAAAATCAACGTAGAATTAAACAGAGAAATACTAAATAATACAGATATTGATTTCATGAACGACGAGGTTACTAAATACTATGAACGTGTTCTGAACACAATCAGATGGAAACGTAATGTGTGAGAAAAAAATAATAAAAAATAAGCTGATGATTAAGTTGGCTTATTTTTTATTTGTGTTAAAATACATTACATTTACTCTATTTCGCGATGAAATGAAAACCGACGGACTGTGGTAAAAAAATGCCGTTTTTTGGAGATGGTCAAAAATCAAATCCCTGCCCTGAAGTTCGAATCTTCAAAATCAAGATGCCACCCAAGGGATCTTCTGTCGCCAAGGTCGCCAAGGTCGCCGTCGCGATTGCGCAAGATGGCGTCATCGTGAAAAGGAAGAGAGGAAGGCCGAAGAAGATCATTTCTCAAGAAGCAATTGTCGGAGCAAAGGCAAATGCCCACTCTTCAAGAATCCCCCACATCCCTCCTCCTCCGTTGCGATCACCTATCTCCTTTTCCTTGTCAAGCGAACCCATAAGCAATCGCTTTCTGATTCTCTCTCATACTCCCGGACAGAAGAAGAGTGGCAACAAGCAACAGAGGATCAAGAAGGCGCCTTCTGCCGATGTAGGCAAGATGAAGACATCTTTTGATGGTATGATAAGGGACAAGATCAAGGATGTCGTGAGGACTGAGATTGCGAACATCGCCGGAAACATCGCCGATATTGTCAAGAAGGCCGTCGGTAAGGTGATCAAGAAGGAGATTGATTTAGCGTTTGAGAAGCATGCGCCGTTGAAGCCGAGCGTCGTTGTGGATTCAGACTCTGACGAGGATGAAGCCGAAGACGAGGATGAAGCCGAATACGAGGATGAAGCCGAAGAGGAAGCCGAAGACGAGGAGGAAGCCGAAGACGAGGAGGAAGCCGAAGACGAGGAAGCCGAAGAGGATGAAGCCAAAGAGGATGAAGCCGTGGAGGAGGGAGGAGGCGATGAAATGGAAGAAGATGACGCGCCTTCCAATTCTCCACTGCTTGCGAAGAATGATCACAACACACAAGAGGTGAGTTAATCCCCGTTAATCATGGTTTAAGCATCATGAATCTTACTTAAATTCTATTCTACACAAGGGAAGGAGGAGCGGACGCGAGCGCAAGTCTACTCAGAAGGCCAAAAGAGTGAGAAAGCTTTGAAAATGCCATCATAAATGCCATCATATATGCATATGTGGTATCTGATAATTTCTTTCCCGATCACTACAGAGCTAAAAACAACAATGGTTTCAAGATTTGTCAATGGCTATTTATTTGGCAAATAGATTTGAATGAAAAAAGATTAGATAGTTACTTGTTTAATCACAAATGTCATTGAAAAAGGAGTACAAAAAGTATTTGTATTTTTATATATAACAATAAATGCGAATTATTCAAGGAAATGAGATATTGATAACAATTTCTTCAAACCTATCAAACTCATCCAACATGCGTTCTCTAATTAATTTCTTGGTACCGTGACTATTCATTCGTATGTTCATCATCATAACGGAACATCCTAACATGAAAGCAGGACTGTAAAGCGTGTCAGGAAACATGTGATGTTCGTCCTTAAATTTGTGATATAGAATGTTAAGATAACGAAATACCTCTAGTAGCAAATAAGCGACAATATTTTGATCGTGAACGCTTCTGGAACAACGGATGAGGAAATTAATAGATTCAGTTTGGTAAAGAAACTCATCGCGTATGATAATATTATTTTTGATATTTTCGCAAAAACGATATGAACGCAATGACAAAGCGAGACACTGAATATTTTCATAGACCTTGTAAAGATTAATATTAATTTTTTCCCACCCTGTCATATCAATGTTATCAAACAAGCTGTTATTGACAGCGAATTTGTTGTTTTCATAAAAAGTCATATCAAAATACTGGATGAGGGAAGGCATAAGGGATTGATTATAAATGAAACAAGCTTGTAACATTTGGAATACTTGAAATGTAGCTTCAATATTCATATCAGACTGTTGTTTAACATTACTGATAATTTTTCCGGTAACAAATATATCGTTATTCAATGCGAGAAAAACATCCTCAAATTCTTTGAATGTGAAAGCACTTAGGTAGATAATATTAAATACATCAATTTTTTTTGATGTGCTATACCATTTCAATAACTCAATAGAGTGAATAGACATATATATAGAGTTCCTGATATTGCTTCTTGTGACAATAGCGAATTTAATGGCATCGGTGATCATAAGGTATGGCATAATATGGCCAACAATGACATCTTTGGGTAGACTTATCATATTATAAATAATTTGAAAATAAATGAAATTATCATTTTTTTGATTAAAAAGGAGTTAAATAATTATAAGTATATGGTAGATGAAATATGCCAGGGAAGAACCCGAATAAGGGAATTCGTAAACACGGCACAGAAGACGGACAACAGACAAATGTTGAAGTGTTCAAACATAAGAGGGCATATACGAAAATGAAAATAAAGAATGATAGTATATCAGATCGTATCAAGGACTTATATAACAATAATCATTGGAATTTGAAAGAACAGTTTAATAAATTAAAGGCCCATTACAGAGAACTGGGTGTAACAGGGGGGATAGCATGGGAGAATGAAATACAATATTTAGATTATGAAAAAAAGCCGATAGCGAATCCCAAAAGATCTTTAAATAAATTTCTTAACGGCGAATATAAGGCGATAGGAACCTATAAGAAACCGAATAGTATAGAAACAGAAAGAACCTACGCGAAGCGAATAAAATTCTTTACAAAAACATTTCCAGATTTTCATAGATTTGCCCAAAGAGATGATTTACAATGGACAATAGATCATAATAGGTTATTATTTTTGAATGTGTTAAAATATCATAGTGACAAGCATCAAACCTTATCAGCAATCAACAGGGATCTAAAGGCTATAATAAGAGTGTATAGATTATTGTTAGGGGATGGAATAGGCAACGAATTAAAATATAAGATATCATCATTACAGATAGCCATAACCGATATAAATAATTACGTAGACGATCTGAACAACGTGTCAAGTGATCAAGAACTAAATACATTCATACCATATGAACAATTATTAGACATATGTGACGGCATAGAAAAGGACTATAACGATAGATTGAGCAAGCTACCTAGTGGTATTCGTAAGAATGGGAAGAAGCATCCAGAAGATTTATTTCAATTACATCAGTTATTGTTGGCATTGGCAATAAATTTATGGAATTTCCCGAGTCGTTCAGAGAATTATGAACTGGTAATCTTAAAGAAGGATCATGAAGTTTACAAAAAAAGCAATTACGTTCTTATTACAGACAACGAATGTAGGTTAATCTATAATGAAGTTAAGAAGGGTCATAGACCTATAACATATGAGATAAAGAGTTCACATATAACAGCATTAAATATAAGACTATGTAAATTACTGAGATATTCAATAAAGATTTACGATAGACCATTTTTGTTTGTGAATTCAAAATTATGGTACAAGAATCGCAACGAACAGGTATCCCATACAACTGTAAGTAAATGGGTAAGGAATGTGATAACAGAGAAGAAGAATGGTAATAATAAAAACATAGGGGTCAATGTATTTAGGTCAGCATTTGTATCATATTATTTTCCGAGATTGAATAATCGTGGTAAAAACATATTGAAGGTACGAATGAGAACATCAACAGACATCATATTGCGTTCATATTTGAAGATTTATGATAACCCAGATGTGTTAGCAAGAGTTTCTGTGAAACCAAGTAAAAATCTATTGAGGAGGGTAGCGAAGGGAGAATCAAGGGACAACGCGATAGTTATAAATGATTCTAGGAGGGTCGTGAATAGGAATCGTGTACATGTAGAGAGGAAGATAGTACCATTGATAGATTTGAAAGAAAAATCAATCAACAAAGTTCATACGATGCGAATGAATAAATTTAAGAAGTGGTTCTTGGTAGGCAATAATAAGAAGAAATTCCTAAAAAAACAGAGGCACCCGTTAACATATGCTAGGAGATATGTCAGAGAATTGAACAGTGGCAAGAAGGATATAGATAGCCTGCGTGACATTACAAAGGTTATTTATAAGATAAAGGTGAATATTCATGGGGTGTTTTATTCAGAATTGCTTCTTTAGACAGGTGTCATAGTGTAATACCATCATCATATTATATTATCAATCCTTGTTGTTTTTGACAAGTTCTTTTACGGCACATATGATATGGTTGTATTTTTCGTTATCTGATTTGTTATAGATGATTACTAACTTATTTTTAATTCTATCATATAGCTCGTTATCTGATATATTCTCTTCTAGTTTGACTTCGTTCTTGTCACAATAGAGTAATAAGACTTGACTATTGTCTTTGATCAACTTTGAAGAAAGCAATCCAATGTCTCTTTCTTTCCAAGCATTGTTTTCTAATACTTTACATTTGTTTTCCTTTGTATAGACTATGTTATTGTTTTCGGGGAAGTTTTTATCAAAGTGTTTCTTTTCAATGTACATGGGGAGCGTGTTCATCCCTGCCATTAGCATTTTAATGATGTCATCATCTGTAATATGATCAATTCTCTCGCTTCCAAAGTTGTTTATAATAATATTATTGTTGTTTTGATTTTGTATATTGTTTTGATTTTGGATATTTTGTGTATTTATATAATTCTGTGGATTTGGTTCTCTTGCATGAATAATACTTCTAGCTTTACAATTGTTTGCAATTATATGCCTAGATTTGTGTTTTCTTGTTGTAAAAGATATCATGCATTTTGGACATGTCAAACAGTCTATTCCTTTACATTTCATTTCATGGTTTTGTAAATGTTTTTTAGTTTTATAAATCTTATTACATTTCATACACAATAAATCGTTACGGACATTTTGTTCCGTAGGGGGGACATTTTGTTCATTTGGGGGGACATTTTGTTCCGTAGGGGGGACATTTTGTTCCGTAGGGGGGACATTTTGTTCCGTAGGGGGGACATTTTGTTCTTGGGTGAGTAAAT